ATCACTGTCTGCTGATGACTGTATTCAACGCACAAAACACTGAATGGAAGAGCGGAGAGGGTTCGCTCTTCATGGGGCAAAGCCCTGCCATGCACGATAGCGTCAATGTTCGCTACCCGGCAATTCAAAACATCTACAAGCGACAGGTAAGCCAGCGATGGGTCGAAGATGAGTTCAACCACGACCAATCTCGCCTAGACCTTCTGAACTGCCCAGAGTCGGTGTACAAAGTCATGCTGATGAATCTGGCGTACCAGTGGGAAGCTGACAGTGTTGCTTCCCGCTCAATTGCGCCGCTGCTTGCTCCGTTCGTTACCAACTCTGAGCTGTGGGCCGCACTGTTGGAAAATACCAACATGGAAGTCGTTCATGCTCTGACGTACAGTGAAATCGTTCGGCAGTGCGTTGCCGATCCGAGTGAAGTTTTCAAGATGGTAATGGAGAACGAAAAGACCATCGCCCGATCTTCCACGGTCAACAAGGTGTTCGATGGCCTTGCTGTTATGGGCGCGCTGCGCACGCTGAAAGAAAATGGCGTCAATCAGTTTGCTGTCGGAGAGCAGACGCAGTACAATACGGCGTTCATGGCCGTTGTCGCTTTGTGCTGCCTTGAGCGAATTCAGTTCATGGCGTCATTTGCTGCAACGTTTGCTATTGTCGAGCAAGGCTACTTCCAGAGCATTGGCAAAGCTGTACAGAAGATCATGCTTGACGAAATTGCAGTGCATGCAGCACTTGATGCTGAAGTGCTGAAGGTCGAACTTTCTACAGAACGTGGCTTGATCGCTCGAAAAGAGTGTGGTAAACTGATCCACATGATGCTACAAGAGGTTGTTGACCAAGAGCTTCAGTGGTCAGAATACCTGTTCAGCGAAGGCCGAGCTATCGTTGGACTGAATCCTGCGCTGCTGAAAGACTGGGTACGCTACAATGCTCAGCCTGTGTTCGACGCCTTGGGCTATGATTTGGACTGGGATCGCATCACTGTCAACCCGCTTCCGTGGATGCAGAACTGGATCGACATTGACAAGACCCAAAACGCTATGCAAGAGGCAGACGGAAACAACTACGCGCTTAACGTCGTCAAGAACGACCTCGGCGAAGAAGAACTAGACTTCTGAGAAAGGAACTGATACAATGATTTTTGTCTACAGCAAAAGCGCCTGCCCTCAGTGCGACAAACTGAAAGCCGGTCTGAAGATTCACGGCACTGAGTACACTGAGGTCCGCGTCGATCAAGACGCAGACGCAATGAAATTTGTCCGAGAAGCAGGACATCGCAGCGTTCCGCAGGTATACTCTGCGTATTGCGGTGGCGAATACATCGGTCAACGCATGGTTGACGTTGCCCGATTCATCTGAAAGGAGAACCATGCTCAAGTCGATTGCAGCTTTTCTCACTTCCCTAGGCGCGTTTGGAATCCTGGCTTTCGTAGTCATTTGGATTCTGGCTATCATCGGATGGATCATGAACGTTTGTAAGCTGTTTGTGCATCTTCCGCTGTTCGACATCGAGACGATTGTCCGACTGATCGGGCTCTTCCCTGCTGCTGGTGCAATCGTTGGCTGGTTCTGACGCTTGACGTAGGGCTGTACAACCAGTACAATCAATTCCGTTGAAACTGAAAAGGAGAAATCAATGTACTTCGTGACATCGAATCGAAGTCCGGCTACAAAGCCGCCCATGACAAGCTCCACAAGGAGCTGTCGGCAGAGCGACTGAAGAAGGTCGCTGCAAAGAAGCGAGCCAAGAAGGCTTGAGCCAGCGTGGCCCGATGCCCAGCGGATACTGGGCGTTTCTAGAAATCGCAGCCTTCCTGCGCTTTGGTTGCTATAATGGCCGACTGCCAGAGCACCTGTACCCTGAGAATAAGGAGAATCAATAATGACCTTCCGCTTCTATATCACTGACCTGTTTGACGGTTGCATTCGAGGTACGACAGCGAAGAAGTCGCAAATAAATTTGCAGGATGCGACGACTACTTTGTAGTTGACACCCAGGCTGGCGAGTGGTTGGTGTCTGACAACAGTCGTCAGTCAGTCGAAGAAATTTAATTCTAGCCCTAACAACCACCTATAAGGAGAAATACATGACCGAACTGATCGCAATCCAAACCGCCGAAGGCACCGTCAACGTCAACGCCGAACTGCTGCGTGCGTACTACACCGAAGCCAGTGGAGTGCTGCAGGCTGAAGCTGACGCAAAAGAGCAATTCAAGGAAGTCATCGAAGCGCAAGCAGAAGCGATGAACATCGACAAGAAGACCTTGACAAAGTATTTCAAGGCTAGGTTCAAGGAAGCCACCAAGGAGGCTTCTCAACAAGGTCAAGTTTTCGCTCAACTAGACGAAGCTTTCGAGTAAAAAAAAAGAGCTAACCCCTTTCGAGTTAGCTCTAAATGCTTACCACAGCATAATCATTTAGCCCATCATGAGAAATCGTGGTGGGCTTTTGCTTTACTTGGCTTGTTCTTTTGCTGGCAGGATGCCTGCACTTTCGGACGTTACCCACGTCAGTATGACGTTGACTACGCTTACAAGTCCTGCGCAGACCGTCGTAATAAGGTCAGCGTCAAGGTTAGCCGGGATAGGGTAGCCATAGGCTTGGGCTACGTTAACTGCCGCGACAACTACACCACCGACAACGGTTGCCGAGACTTGGCCCGACTTCCATGCTTCTTTGTTTGCAACCGCCTCGCCCTTACGGAAGAGGTCAGATACTGCGACTACTTGGGTCAGATTCATTTGAGTTTACTTTGGAGTTTGTACAGGTTCTTGTGCCACTACAGGCGCCTGCCTTACCAGCGCAATTTTAGCTCTGGCGTACAGTTCTTCACGGTCTTTTAGTCCGTTTGTCCAGCCATTGATTTTCTTCGTAATAGCAAGGAAGTTTCCAGCATCAGCCAGTTCGTTCAGCCCCTTCGATGCCCACCACCATGCAGCCGAGCGACATGCATTCTCAGTTGATTCAAGAAGCTCTGGCTTGTTCACACAGTCGATGCCAAGAGCCTTGCTCACTGCGACGTAGTTCGTGCGGCCTGTGACTTGGATAAGGCCACGGCCCTTGTACTTGATGCCATCGCCCTTGACTGTGTTGCCAAGGTCTTTGCGTCCCTCGTAGGCCGCTCCAGAGGCGATTTCAGCCACGTAACGGAGCTGCCCTGACTCGTGCCCTACCTGAGCCAAGAAAGCGGCTTGGCGGGCCTCTGAGTCGATTTTGAACTCTGCCATAGCAGCGTTCAGTGCTGGCAAAAACTTCTCGCCACGCGCCTTAGCGTATGGCATGATTGTGAGAAGCTGAGCCAGCGTGAGCTGGCTTGTATTCACTTTTCTTCCTTGTCGTCAATTACGTTACGGACAATCTTCAGCTTCATAGCCAGTGCAATAAGTGCTGGAGTTCCCATGTGAGCTGCGACTCCACAAAGCACGCCGACCAGTGGACCTGATACGCCTGCATACTCGCATCCGAAGAACGTCATCATGCCTGCAAACGATGCTGAGCTAAGATGAGCAATCAGGTTGTACCAAGAGAACTTTTCCTTCTTCTCAAAGTAGGATACAATCCCGCCCCAAAGAGAGATACCAAGAACACCGAGATACGTCAGAACACCAGAATGAATGAATTCAGTTTTTGGGTCAAGATTGCCCATCGCTTATACCATGTAACTGCCGTTGATTAGAAGATCGCCAGACGCTAGAATGGTCAGGGATGTTAGTGTCGCTGCTGACGTTTGCTGAGCGAGAGTGATTACGCTGGTGCCAGTGCTTGCGTACGCAACCAGTGTGCCAGTGTATGTTACACTGATGCCAATAACGCTGAATGGACTTGTCGGAGTGGATGCACTCGACGCAAACGGAAGGCCCGTAATCGTGAAGTTTCCGGTGCCCGTGTGAGCTGTCCAAGTTACCCTGGCAGAGAACATCACACGGTTTCCAATGCGCGTGTACGTGCCAGTTTGAAGAGTGTACGTGCCGGCTCCAGCAGTTGTAGTTCCTGCGATTACCGGGGTAAATGTCCCCTCTTGGTAGTAGTCAAGCGTGTTAACGTCGCTTGAAAGCGTCGTCCCTACTTTGTATCCTACTGCGGACACTGGTGCAGCATTGAACGTGATTACCGATGTTCCACCAGCAGAGGTTCCAATGTTGATGGTTGTCGTTGACCCTGATACGCCACCAGTTCCGATGTTCACAGTCTTTGTAGTCGCCGTCAGCGTGGCTCCAGTACCGATGTTGATCGTTGTAGCGGCCGTAGAGTTTCCAAACGTCAGTGACGTACCAGTCACTGTGAACGTCGCATTCGAGTACGTTGTAGGGCCTGTAAACGTCTGGGTTAGGTTTCCAAGCGTTGCAAGTTGCCCGGTAATAGCTGGAAGCGTAAACGTGTACGTTGTTGCAGTAGGGAAGCCAGATACTGCGAACTCTGCAACCTTCGTGGAGTCTGTAGCGTCTCCAATACCGAACGTGCTGGAGTTAGCTACACCCCCATAAGACCCGGCCAAGGCGTTGAGCTGTTCGATGTAGTCTGTCTGCCCGATATAGAATGTCGGCATCAGATTTCCTCAATTTGTAGCGATGTCGCAAACTGGTTCAGGAACTGGTATTGAAGTCCCGATGCTCGCGTCATCTTCCCGTAGATTTGGAAGATTTGCTCTTCCATCGTATCGCTCGACCCTGGGCACAGACTTACAAACACAGGCTTATACATACCGTTGCCACGGATGATATTCCACATCTGGTTTCGGTCAGTCGCGGGCATAAGGCCAAGGTCAAACGTGAGCGTCTTGTACGAAGCACCACGGTCTGTGCGAAGATCGCCAGCATCGCTTCGTTCGTGTCTAGTAGTCTCGTCAACTTCGACTTTTGCACCGTACCCAGTGTTTACTGACGGCGACCAATACTGGCCTACGACGATCTTTGCAGCCTCTACATACCCCAGAGCGTTGGAAGTATCTACGAGGTCGATGACGACCTTCTTGACTGCTGCCGGAGTAAGCCAAACGTCTGCGTAGGCCGATCCACCGTATGAGTAGGCGTTGACACCGAGAGGCATCGTACCCCACGTCGAACTGCCAAGAGAGCTTGGCGCTGCAATGATTGTGCCAGAGTCGGTCACTGGCGATGCATCCGCAGTGTTGGTGTAGCACCTAACGCGGATTGTTGCAGCAGAGGTCAAGCTGCAAAATGGCAATGCCACTGCGCTGACTACCTCTGCTGTATTCCAAGTCAATGTAAGTGTGGCAGAAGTCGAAGTGCTCCGCCATACCTCTGATTTGATGTCCGTCAGCATGTTGCTAGCTGCCAGAGTTCCTGCCGTAGTCGATGCTACGAGGGTTGCTGCACGGTTTGCAGCATTGTCGTACACAATACGCAAGTTAGCCATTATACACCATCCATTCAAAAAAAACGCAAGTAGGGAGGTGACATTTCTGTCCCTCCCATTTGCCATTATCAGTTTGAGAACGTCACGATGCCGTGAGGCGATCCGTAGTATTTCCGTTCCCAGCGGTCCTTGCAATACTGCGAAGAGCACGACTTAATTTGAACCGGCATCCACGCCATGTTGCTAACACTGTCGCACCCGCCAGCGGCAAGCGATATTACGTGATCGACTGCCCACCCAGGACACGCCCCGTAAGACTGTCCGGTTGCCGGGCATGGGTGATACCGCTTAAAAGCCGCTAGAACGGCGCTGGAGCGTTTTATTTCTCCTGCCTGTGTCCTAACTGGCTCTCCGCACTGACGGTACTCTACAAGCGGGTTTAAGGCTTCTGAGGCCGGTTGTAGTGGCCCCGCACCAGATGCCATTGCGGTAGCCAGCAGCATGGCTGTTATAGCGGTCTTCACCATACGATTGACAGCACCTCTTCTTTTGTCGAACAGGCGTCGATCATAGCACGAAGCTCCCTAGCCCTTGCATGAGCTGCTTGGACTTTAGCACCGAGCATCAAGCCAACCTGTGTCATAGCCGGAGCCGACAGGCTGACATTGGTGTTGTCTGCCAAAGTAAACTCTACATCAGCAGGCATTCCGAGGCTTAGCAGAGTTTGCTCCATCAGGACTGCATCCTTGATATTCCCCCGTGACTCTGAATCTGAGTCGAAGACGCCGTAAGGCGTCTCTAGTGGTGCATCAATGGCCGCAGTCCGTGCAGCCTTTATCTCTTCCCATTTGGACTTCTTAACGTCGTCCAATGTTTCAGTGTCCATCCATGTAAGGCCGTCAGGCCCGAGGACGTGCGTCGGAGACGGACGAGGAAGTGGGCACACCCACTCTCCGTCAACCCATCTACATCTAGAAGGCATACCTCCAGGGGGTTCGCCATCGACTACTGATTCGCCGTCTGCCAGGATGAACGACGAGATAAATTCGTCGTCAACTGACATGACTGGGCGACCAGTAGTATCAACTATAGTCGCTCTCACTTTTTCTCCTTATACCTTTGTTACCCATGTAGAGAACTCTGCACGAGAGTATGACTCAGTGTTTGAGAACGTGGCAGAAAACACCGGAGTTGTGACTGGTGTCAACGTGCTGCTCAGGTAGTACACCGTGTATCTGACAACCGGAATCGCTGTTACGTCTGCTGTAGGTGTCACATATGCCTTAAATGGAACAGTAAGGTATGCTCCTTTAACGTTGTTTACACCAGATGCAGGAGAAAACCCGATTACTGGCCGGATATCGCTCATACCAAACTCTCTTGCATTTGGTCCTGGCGGGTACAAGCCAGGAGCCGCAGGAGCACCAGAGTACGAGAAGTATGCATCGACAACAACTCCAACGTATACAACACTTGTTGCCTCAGCAGGAAACTCGATTGCAATTGAGATATGCCCAGTTGTCTCCAGCTTTCTGTTAGCAACTGCTGCAATAGACGGTCCGTTCAAAGTCTTTGACTCGTAATTCACGTTAGCAAGCCAATCGTTGACGAATCCAGAGCTAGCCGCAGCGCGTGCAAGGATGTTAACCGCATTGACTTCCAACTTGTCAGTTGTAATCGTTCCGGCTGTGATCTTTGCTGCATTCAAGCTTCCAATCTGAGCATCACCGATAGCTGCACTTGCGATGTATGTGCTTGCGTTTGATGCGTTGATTGGACGGGTAGAGCTTACTCCGAACCCTGGTGGGTTCCACGGACCCGCTGTAGAACCTGACAATCCAACCTCTTCAAGCTTAACTCGTGAAATAAACATCCAAGAGTCAGTATTAGGGGAGATTGTGCCAAACTTCCGCAATGCCACTCTGGCATAAGCCACGCCGGCAGGGACAGTGAAGGCTTGTTGATGGCGCTTATACCCGCTCAGAAGAAGTCCCCCTGCCGCAGACGCAGCGTTGTAGTCTGCGTCGTTTCCGTAGCTACCAACCATAGTCCCAGACGAGTTGTAAGTGTATACGAACACGTCAACGTTGCAACGGTGGGCTCCAGAGTATGCGCTTACGACATACCGCTTTCCAATCACGACAGGAATCTGGTCACTCAGAATTTCAAAGTAGCCAGTCGCGGTCGTATTGTTCTGCCATACTTGCAGCGTCGTAGTACCTTCGCCAACTCCACCGTTCACAGTCCACGATACACCCGCCATACCCAGGTGGGACGAGTTGATGTAGTCGTATGTTGCAGTAAACGGGTTGTTACTTACAGTCCATCCCTGCAATCCGTGACTGAAGTCTGAATTGTAGCACAGATTACCTGCAAAAGCAAGCACAGCATTACTGACCTGAGTCCCAGCCCCAGATGATACACCTTGGATACTTCCAGACGCATCGACCGATGTGTTGTTGGCGTTGTCAGCAGGTTTGCCCGTGCCAGATACTCCAGTCCACGTTGCTGTAGTTCCAGCAGTTGTGATGCTGGCAGAAACGTCTTCGACAGCAGGCTTCCAGTCTGTGACCTTGTTGCCATACTCGCACTGTGGGTGCCAGATGTGCAGTGTAATTCCAGTCGGGATATTGATGTCGATGAAGTTGAATGTCGCGGCAGTGTAGTTCGATACTGTATGCCCTTCAAGCTTGTAATACTGCCATGAGGTAGTCGATGCAAGCGTGTTAGGACTCGGAGCAACGTCACAGATGTCCAGAGTTGTATTGGCAGTGCCAGTCGCAACTTTGTGATACATCGAAACAGCGTAGATGTCGTTTCCACGAATTACGTTTGCTACACGGATAACAGAGGCAGTTGTCGTGACAACCTGAATCACGTTACCAGTGAGCCCGTTTGGAAGCGTTTGCGACACAAGCGAGAGTGCCGCAGTGCCACTAATAAGCGAGCCAAAAGTCGTTGCTTCAGAATTCTTCCACAGGTTTGACCCGCCAATGTCAAGTGCGCTGTTCAGCACAGCACCATCAGCAAGGACAGTCCCGCCAGAATCCTTCATGTTCACGCCAAGCTGGGCACCTACCGTGGCGTTGTCTGCCGGCTTTCCGCTTCCTCCGACACTGGCCCAGTTGTTTGACGACAGATGCCCAAATTTGATTTTGGTTGCCGTGGCGTTCAAGCCGTGGAAAGAAGAGTCAAGGTAGAGTGCAAGGTTTGCGCTTGCAGCTACAGTCCGCAGAAGCGTCGTGTTCTGGTAGTAGCGAACGTTTGAACCGTCATATGTCACTGTGAATACGTCTCCGACAGCATACGTCGGCAGGCCGACAGCTACAGCAGTTCCGCTCTCGTAAACGGACACCTTTCCATCATTCTGAATGCAAAAGGCGTAGTCGATAGAGGCAAAGTTTGCATCACTTGTCGGGTCAGTATTAAGTCCAAGCATGAACGCAGAGTTTGTCTGCGCAGGACTGAACGTTACGTAAGCACCACCAACATATCGCTCAACGCTATATACAGCAGCATCCCACAGAAGAGTTCCAGTGGTTTTCGTCACTGAACTTCCTGACACAGTTACCGCCCCGGTTCTAGCCAGAGTTACACCAGCCGTAGCTTCCATATCTCCGGTGTACCCGTAGTCAGTCAGTGCCCGAGGATTACTTCCAGTCCCGCTTACGTTCAACAAGCCATTTTGCAGGGAGAATGTCACCAGACTCCACGCATTAGGATCGTTAGTCACGTCACCAGCATAACTCTCATAGCCGTTGCCCTCGCCGCACCCAGGGATGCCGACAAGAACGTAAGACGCACGGCCCTTGAAGTTTGTACTTCCGAAGATTGAGCGACTGCCACCGCATCTATAGATTGCAGTATCGAGGCCACCTGTAAGGCGATTCGACATTGGCTCATCGAACGTCGTCACAACTACAAGTTGAGAGGCATCGGTGGCGTTCAGGTCTTCTGCCAGCGCGGCTGCATCAAGGTAGCGCACGGCGCTAGATGTGACGCGATACTTCCGATAGACAGTTCCAAACCCTAGCTGAGCCCGACGAACATACACACCACTGCCAACTGTACCTGCGTATGACGCTGTGCTGTTTGTTGAGCGGATGTACAGGCCAGCGTACAGCGTTTCAACAGTGTTGAACGTCGCTCCAACGTTACAGCGATACCAGCCATTTCCAAGCGATGTAATCGTCGCTGTCGGTGTTGTTGCTGTTCCAGTTGCTACAGCGGCTGTTGACACAGTGCCAGCCGACAAATCGAACACAGCCGATACACCGTTTACAACGCTTCCGCTTCCGAGTGTCATTCTAACGAATGACCGCTCAGCAGCTTTAACGTCGTAGTATGCATTACGAGTTCCAACAGCAGACAGTACATATGACTGATACAGACTTTGGTTACTTGAAGTAGCATTTTCAGTGATCT